GGCCGCTCTTCGATATGGAGGTATTATTGGCTGCGTCGATCAAGATCATGATGGTAGCGGCTTTATCTTTCCGCTTCTGTCTAACATATTTGAAATTTTCTGGCCCAATCTCTTGGCACAAGGTTATCTCAAAAAATGGGATACTCCTCGCCGACGAGTCACGCTCAAAACAAACAAAAAAACTATTATTGAGTTCTATTCTGATTATGAATATGATGAGTGGGTAAAGATTGATCCTGTTCGTAATAATACTTCTTATTACGATATTGATTATATTAAGGGATTGGCTGGACACGAAGAATCGGCTGTATTCCGTATGTTTCGTAATTTTCAAGACAATCTTATTACTATGTATCCCGACGCAGAAACACCTCGAGCATTTGAGGTTATGTTTGGACGTGATTCTTCACTTCGTAAAGATTGGTTGAAGACTCCTATTATTCATCCAACGCCTCAGCAAGATGCTGAACGTCGCGTTTCTCGTAAATTATCTTGCACATTGCTCATTAACAATGAGGGCAAAGAACATGCTATGAGCAACCTGCAACAAAAATTGTGGAGTGCCGTTGATGGAATGAACGAATCGGGACGTAAAATTCTCGATGGTAGCCTTAAAGTATTCACTTCTGCCAAGGAAAAGATGAAAGTGGTGACTCTGCAAGGACACATTTTGGCACATGAACATTATCAGCATGGTGAAGCCTCTCTGCAAGAAAGTATTGTAGGTAAGGCTTTACTTTGCGTGGGTGCTATTCAATTGCCGCAACTATTGCCTCGTTCCAATTTTGGAACGCGACGTATGGGTGGTGGTATTAAAGACGGTGACAGTGGTCATCCTCGATATATTTCTACTTCTCTCAACAAAAAACTTACTGATAAACTATATCCAGATGCTGATTATGCTAATTATGAATTTGTTTATGAAGATGGTCAGCGAGTAGAACCTAAATATTTCGTGCCGGTGTTGCCTATGGCCATTCTTGAATCCACACATATGCCTGCTCACGGATGGAAGATTCAAGTATGGGCGCGAGACGTCCTGCACGTTATTCAAATTATTAAATATCTTATTAATACTTATGATGTGACAAAAGATGACTCTCAAATTAGTCAAATGCCGATTGGTGATATTCGTCCGGACACCAGAGGATTCCGAGGCGAATTTCGAGAGATTCGAGGCACCACTCATTGCTTTGGTGATTACAAATTCGATCCTAAAACTCGAATTCTAAATATTACCGAACTGCCGCTACGAGTATGGTCTCAAGTATACTGCGATTCTCTTGTTGAAGAACATAACGTAAAAGGCCCGGATGGTAAGGTTATAGCTAAATCATCTAAGGCAAATCTTGTTATAATGGAAGGCACAGGCAAGAACAGACGTATTTCTAATGAGATTAAAATGTTTAGCGGAAAGCCTACTAATCATTCTAATGATGATCATATTAATATTGAAATCCAGATTGCTCAACAGGATGCTAAGTCTGGTATAGATCCTCTAAAGATTATTGAATCATATGGCGATGGACATTACTCCGATGGATTCGAGAATTATTTTGAATTGCATCAGCACGTGAGTAATCTGTTGAGCATGATTGCCACGGATGAAAGCGTTATTGAGTTTGAATCATATGAAGACGTAATTAGATATTGGTTTCCGATTCGTAAGCGATTCTATGAATTGCGTATTGATCGACAACTGAAACTGATGAATTTGCGAATTATTCTGCTTGAGAACATTATTCGATATGTTGACAAATACACCGAGATGAATATTTCGAAAGTGTCCGAAGAGCGTGCCATTGAAATTCTCACGCTTAATTCCTTCGATCGTATTCATCACACGTGGCTCGAGGCAGATGGTTATATTCGAGGAGAGGATCGATATATTCCTAATAATCAGCTAGAACAGATAATTGTGAATTCTCCTGATGCTAAATACAATTATTTGCTAAATACTACTGATCACGATAAACTGAAGCAAGCAATTATTAAGCGTAAACAAAAATATGAAGATATGATTGAGGCTCGAGCTAAATTTAAGGAAATGATCAGCAAAGGTAAATTTAAGGGAGTTGATGTATGGTTGCAGGAGATAGAAGAGTTGGAACAAATTATTAAAGAAGGTTTCAAAACAAAATGGGGCTTGGATGAGAATTAAATGTTATTATGTGGAAATGTTCAAGCATTAAAACATTAAAACACTAAAACACTAATGCAAAATACAAAACACTAAAACACTAAAACACTAATACAAAATACAAAAAATTATTTTTTTGATATAATTGCATTTATTTGCAACCCAGCCACTGAATAAGCTGATTGCAACCAGCTTCCGATTGTCCCGTCATACATCGGCCGTTATTAGCATAGTTAACTGAATCACCAATTGTTCCACCTGCTCGTTCATCACCAAGTGTGCATTCATAAATCGACATATCATTAGGATTGTTAACGTACCAGAATGATCCATAGTTTCGGCAAATCTGCGGTCTAGTAACTGGGCAGCCTCCCGCATTTGTAATGCACTGATAACCAGTCCACTTTAATGTGCCAGATTTATCATTTACACATTGATTATAGTCAAAATCAGTTCGAACACGGCAAGTTGCTCCACTAAAACCAGGATCACAAACGCAGTTGCATGTTGTTGCGCTCTGTCTTCCAGCACCGCAATTCTTGGGCGGGCAACCTGTTGCAGGGGGTTGAGCAGCAGCAGGCGCTGCGGTAGGTACAAATATAAATGCAGAGCCGTTCTTTAGATAAACGCTAATACTTTGCGGTGGAACGGTAGACGGATTGTAATTTACTACACTGCCATCCAATAACTCCAATCGCACAGTTCGGCCCGCACGAACGTCCGCATAAAGTTGATCAACATTTACTGATACCGTATCATTGGGCGGGATCTGGCAAGAAGCTCCTGTAAAACCATTGCGACATGTGCATGTGCAGTCTGGATTGCGCGTTCCATTCGGGCCACAGTCATTATAGCAATTGCATGTGCAAGTGTTAAAGTCCATGAATCCTCGGCATGGCTTGGTAGTATCGCAGCAGGTTGTTGCTTTGTATGCAATACCATTGTAAACACAGTCTCTTAAGCCGGCGGGCGGCGGAATCTTACAATCGGGACCCGACCAACCGCCTATGCATCGGCAAGAGCAATCCGGATTCTGAATGCCATTCGGTCCACATGATGTGTTGCACTTGCAATCACAAAACTCATCTACTGTGCCATTAATGCATTGATTAAAAATTCCATCGCTACAGCATTGATCCGCAATATACTCGCCTTTTCTGTAATTATAGCATTTGCATTTGCAAGTTACGGGATCAAGTACACCTCCATTAGAACATACTTTACCTGAAGCCCCACAAACTTCACCTTCATATTCTTCAAGTGAGGCGGGTACATCACAAGTTGGTCCGGAAGTTCCATATAAACATTGGCATCTGAATGCACCAGTTGTACTATCAATAGTAGGTATGCCGTAGATTGAATTGCATGAATTTAATTTTGTTTGAGTATGGCATTGGTCAACTGGACCATAAGTTGTACCATCTATTCCTGGGCAATTTTCACATTTGCAAGTTACAGAATTTAATTTACCACCACCTATGCATATTTTATTTGCACATCGGCTGGTTGTTGTGACAGTGCTACCGCTGCCGCCGCTACCACCGCTACCACTACCACTGCCGCCGCTACCACCGCTACCACTACCACTGCCGCCGCTACCACCGCTACCACTACCACTGCCGCCAACGGGTCTAGTACCACCGCTACCACTACCACTGCCACCAACGGGTCTAGTACCACCGCTACTACCAGTGGGTTTATTGTTATTGCCTATACTAGGATCATCGTTTTCTTGATTATCTTTTGTTACGCCCCAGTAGATACCACCAGCAACGCCAGCAATTAAAATAATAACACCAACTACAATAAGTCCAATTGCCCAAGCAGGTAACATTATAGAAGATTGCTATTTAATCAATTTAAATAACTATTATATAAAACAATCCAAAAAAATATTTTTTTAAAATATTGCGATTAAAGATTGCTTGATATAGTTTCTAACTTATCCATTGCATGTTTAATACCCATTGAAATTCTATCATGTGCTTCGGTGTGATCATTAACTCTAATCGACAAAGTTAGACGCTTATTTTTATGATCAACTTTATATGTAATAGCCTCAATATCGGGATAAATGTCCAACACACATTTAACAATAATATTTCCCGTAGTATCATTTTCTCCAACAATAATAAGTTTAAAATAATTATCCACCGGAGTAATTGTGTAAATAAGTCCCGATATTTTCTTAAGACGTAATATAATTTCGCTAATTGCCAATTTAACAATCTTCTTAGGTTCCATCGTACCATCGGTTTCAAAAGTAATTCGATGCTTACGCGGATCACTCAGGCTTGAAGAAACACCCTCGCCGGTATACATGTTATACGGAATAACATCAAGCGGCTCACAAATAACGCCATTTGTCATAACAAAAGTACCATGTTCCAATCCATAGCCAGTTGCAACTCTGATGTTTGAAATTTTGATAAATCGCCCGGGTGCCAAATCAACAATAGGAATAGTTTCATCAAATAAGTCTTCTTTTCCGCTCGACGTCATTTTTATTTCTTTACTTGTTACAATTACTTGCATTCCCGTATTGTTGATAAAATTTAGTTCAAAAGTAGCGTTTGGTTTTACCGACTGTTTAATAGGAATACTGCGAATACGAGTTTCAACAAAATCAGGTAAGTTGCAAAATGGATCATCTGTGCTAAAATCCTCATAATTAAATGTTATTTGTGACACCGGGATTTCAGAAACAATTGCACGTCTGATACCACTAGCAAGTGCCACATTTACGTTTTTTAATATAAATGAGCACGACTGAGGTTGTAAAACACTAGGCATTAAATCAGCAGCAATAGCAAATTCCCCCTCTAATACAGGGGTCATATCTTTACACTTCCAGTCACTAACTTGTGGCGTTGTCGATGACATCTTTACTCCTTATCCTTATTCCATTTAGAAATCAAATTTTAAATAAGTATATTTTATTACCACAATATATACTTGCAGTAAAAGAGTCAAGGTAAATATAATTAAGACATCTTAATGAATAACAAACAACGCGCCAATACAACCACGCGTTATTTTAAAATATTTGTCAAGAACAAGGGCAGACCGACCTTAAATCTTTTAGAATATCTTGAACAGAATATTGATATAATAAATGAAATGGGCGCTAAAATTCGAATTACAAAAATTTCTGATGAAAATCTAGACAAAGAACTTGTAAATAATTTGGCTAATCGCGGCATATTGCGTTTCCCTGCTCTTGTAACTGATGATAATAAAGTTCGACTGGGTGTTAAAAAAATCATGGAGTTGTTTGATAGCAACAAGAAGAAATATCAAGCGTGGATTAATTCACAAGCTGCTGCAGTTGTCCAACCCAGTGAAGAACAGACAGTTGAGAATTTCTATCGCGATGAAATGTCCCTAAAGGCCATGGAAAAAGAACGAAATGCGCGTGATGAAGAAGGATTTGAATCGGGTTCTTCCGATGATTTTAATCGCCGAGTAAGTGATCAATTGAAGAAGCGTCGAATTGCACCTGGTGGCGATACAAACACAGGTAATACTGATCTTGATGGACTAATGGAGCGTCGCCGAACACGTACTGAAACTAATAATATTGCTCGTGATAACAATCATGATAACAATCGCAACGATAATAATTATAGACCAGCACCGGCACCACAAGCCACGGAGCCTCTTAGTGTACCAAGAACAGATGGAAACACAGCACCCGGTACCTTTGATGATTCAATGTTTGATAGAGCGTTTACAGAAGGAATTGGATCAAATTATTATTAATAATACCCCATGTGGTTATAAATTTTTTTTCAATTATTTCCTTTTGAAGTTTTAGTATATGTTAAATAATATCTAACTAATTAATTTGATATAATACTATGAGTACTGACCTATCTAAACTTAACCGAGGAGATCTCACTAGTTTCTTTAACAAACGTATTTTTGCACTTCTCAAAATTTGTAAGACGCATGTAAAGGATTCTTCTTCGATAGAACGATTGGTGGCTTTGCTAAAGGTAGCAAAGCGAATTGATCATGAAATTTTGATTACATCTGCGGGTCCATATTTATGGAAATATCAAAAGTTAATTGCAGACCGCAATATAGAAGCATTTTCTCCCAAACATATGGAACAAGAGGTTGCTAGCGTAAAAGTGGACAAGAGCGAGAGTAAAAGTAAACAAATGGCACTTGATTTGTTTACGTCGATTTATGAAGCTGCTGATGCAATGAAAGCGGCCGAGGGTGATGTCATTTATAAAGCGGCCGATGAACTTGTAGATGCATATCTCGAATTCTGTATTCGATGCAAAACAGAAATGAAAAAGTAATATTAATGTGCTTAAGTTAGCATCTTCAATATAAGCCTAAATTTATTTTAAACGAAAAATGATATTAAGATAACTCACTTTGATATACAAAACCATAATTTGATTATATAAGAAATCAACAGCAAGGAAATGTCTAAGAGAACAGTTAAGGTCAAAGCAGTACAATCCAATAGCAAGGAAGTTGCCGAGCTTTTTAATCAAATGCTGGGTGCTGGGTCACTCAATCTCAATATTTGCTATCCAAAGTATTGCAACATTCGATCCAATTTGGAAAATCTACTTAATGTAGTTAAATTGCTGAAGCAATCCCCTGCCGTGTGCCGATATGCTGATTTTGCAACAGATATTGAGGACATGACTAAATTTGTTACTGATTCTGAAGCTCATATGAAAAATTTATTCGATGTTGATTTAAAAGATTATGAATGGAATCTTGCTAATGTCCCGGAAGCACTCGCTGAAAAGTTTAAAATTCGTTATGAAGAACTCAAGAAAGATAATCTTGTAAATACTTTTATTATGGTTTGCAACTCACTAATTGTTTATCGTAAGCACCTATCGGATAAAAATAATCTCAATCATAAATTTATTTTGAACATGCCGGGAGTTGAGTTTTCACCGTTTCCTTTCACCCGTTTAAATTTCAAGGCATTAATTATTAAATTGACCACTGATTCAATTCACAATCCGCATTTGAGCCGCGAAGAGAATACTAAAACTTCCCATATGTGTGAGCAATTAATTACACTCACAATGATGATTATGAACAAACTCTATACGCTCAGTTATAACTTGTATAA